CTGGCTGCGCGAACTCCTGGAAGACCTCCTGGTGCTCGATGCTCCGGTGCTCGAACTGCGCCGCAACCGCAGCGGCGAGATCATCGGGCTCGACGTCGTCGACGGCGCCACCATCAAGGTGCTGTTCGACGAAACCGGCCGCCGGCCCAAACCGCCGGCCCCGGCCTTCGAGCTGGTCATCCACGGCCGGCCGTGGAAGCTGTTGACGAGCGACGAGCTCCTATACCTGCCGCGCAACCCGCGCCCGCACAAGGCCTACGGCTTTGGTCCGGTCGAGCAGATCATCATGACCGTCAACATTGCCCTGCGGCGGCAGGCGATGCAGCTGCAGCACTTCACCGAGGGAAATGTGCCGCCCGGCCTGTTGAATGCGCCGGACGGGTGGAATGTCGAACAAATCCGGCAGTTCCAGGAATGGTTCGACAGTGTGCTCGCCGGCAATACGGGCGCTCGCTCGCGCCTCGTGTGGGCGCCGAGCGGGACAAAGTACCAGGCGTTCAAAGAGGCGCCCTACAAGGACGAGTTCGACGAGTGGCTGGCACGCATCGTCTGCTACGCGTTCTCGTTGCCATCGACCGCGTTCACCCGCCAGGTCAACCGCGCCACCGCCGACACGGCGCAGGAAGCCGCGCTGGCCGAAGGGCTGGCGCCGCTGATGGGCTGGGTCAAGCGGCTCGTCGACCATGTCATCCAGGACCGGATGGGCCATGCCGACCTCGAATTCGCCTGGTCGGATTTGCGCACGATCATGCCCAAGGAACAGGCCGAAATCCTCGCGATCTACGTCAAGGAAGGGATCAAGACGCGCAACGAGGCACGCGGCCTGCTGGGTGACGATTCGCTGCCGGGCGGAGACGCGCTGATGGTCGACACGGCGCACGGTCCGCTGCCGTTGGCGCCGCAGCTGCCGGCCGCAGTGGCGTCCGTCGCAAAGGCCACCTTCGATTCCGATGAGCCGCGCGTCCCACCCGGAAACCCGGACGGCGGGCAATGGACGGGCGGGGGTGACGGCGAGTCCGCGCAGGGCAGCCGCAGCGGGAACGCCGCGGATACGCGCGCCGGCGACGCGCCGGGCGCAAATAGCGAGCGCGTTTGGGAGCGCGTTCCCAATGCCGATTTCCGCGATAAGCTGGCAATCGCCGAGCAATCAGCCAACAAGCCAAACTTTGGATACGGCGATATCAATCCGCAAAGCCATGCTCTCGGCCGGTACCAAATGACGGCCGACGCGCTGCGCGCTGCTGGCATGATCGATTCAGCCGGAAATTGGACGGGCAAGTACGGCGCCCATTCGGAAGCGCAGTTCCTTGCCAGCCCCGAAGCCCAGGAAAAGGCGCTGACCGATTACCTCAACGACATTGTGCGCCAGCTGCGAGCCGATGGTTCATTCGATTATCTGGGCACCGTCGTCAATGGCCGCGTGGCGCCTTTCACGGTCACGACCGCCGGCTTGGTCGCGGCTGCTCACCGCGACGGCGCAGCAGCGGTTTCCAGATACCTGGATAAACTCGAGGAAAACCAGTTCTCAAGTGCGCGTGCACTTCTGAACCGGGAGGATCTCCGCGTCGAGACGCGTCTCCGGACTTTCGCGGAGACACATTTCCAGTGAAGGGGCTCTGGTCAGTTACAGCCCGAGCCGCCGCGCTGCTTTTATCAGTGGCGGCATCGCCTGCAACGGCACAGCACATTTCATTCAAACATGAATTGACAGCTCCTGAACAGCACTGTCTCTCTCAGCTCCTGACGCGTGGTGATTGGCGATATGTTCCTCAATTCCATAAAAAGATGCGTTCTGTCGCTATGGTGGCTCGGGCCCATCTGAGCATGAATAATCGCGAGCAATATATCTACATCATGCACGAATTCGGCTTCTGCGGAACTGCCGGATGCTCCATGCTGATCGGCGAAGAGCGACACAACGGAACGTGCCAGCAGCTTTACGACGGCTCTGGCTTCACCCACGCGATTGCTGTGTTGCGGAAACGCGATCATGGCTACCGCCGCCTTTATACGCCCTGCGAACTGCGCTTCGATGGCCATGAATATCAGCAAATTCACGAGGAGTGCCCGACCATCGACGTTCAGCGCTGACGGCCATACGCCGCGGCAACGTGCCGCCCGGGCTGTTGAATGCGCCGGACGGGTGGAACGTCGAACAGATCCGGCAGTTCCAGGAATGGTTCGACAGCGTGCTCGCCGGCAATACCGGCGCGCGCTCGCGCCTCATATGGGCCCCGAGCGGGGCCAAGTATCAGGCGTTTAAGGAGGCGCCCTACAAGGACGAGTTCGACGAGTGGCTGGCCCGCATCGTCTGTTACGCGTTCTCGCTGCCATCGACCGCGTTCACCCGCCAGGTCAACCGCGCCACCGCCGAGACGACGCAGGAAGCCGCGCTCGCCGAAGGGCTGGCGCCGCTGATGGGCTGGGTCAAGCGGCTGGCGGACCATGTCATCCAGGACCGCATGGGGCATGCCGACCTCGAATTCGCCTGGTCGGATTTGCGCCCAGCCGATCCGGCCGAGCAGGCGAAGATGCTCGACATCTACGTCCGGGACGCGATCTACACCGTGAACGAGGCGCGCGACGTGCTCGGCTTCGATCCCATCGCCGGCGGCGACCAGGCGATGGTCTACGGCACCAGCGGCGCGGTGCCGCTGACGACGGCGCTCGCGCCGGCAGCGCGTGGGGCGACGATCGAGCGCCGCAGCGGCTTGAAAGGCCTCGCGCGGCACGAGGCGCTGCTCAAATACGATCCCGACGAGCCGCGCGTCCCGGCCGGCAACCCCAGCGGCGGCCAATGGACCGGCGACGGCGGCGGAACCGATGCGGCGAGTCCCGCCAGCAGCGGAGATCGCGCGCGTCCAACCGGCAGCCGCGGAATATCGACCGTAGCGCCCGCCAGCACCGGCGGTTCTGATCACGCGCCCGGGATCCACCCGTCGGGCGACACCTCCACTGGCGGTGAAGGTTTGGATGGCGGACGCGCGACCAGCGGCGACGGCTCCGATCAGACCGGTGACGCTTCACTCCGCGGCGCTCAGATCATATCGGGACTGGCCTCTTGGTATAATCTGGTCGGCCATCGTATGGCGAACGGCAAAATGTTCGATCCGAATGCGATGAATGGTGCGATGCTGGATGTACCGCTGGGTACCGTTGTAACAGTTCGGTTGCAGCGTGACCCGTCGCGGTCAATCGAAGTGAGGGTGACGGATCGTGGACCTTATGTGATCGGCAGAGTGATCGATTTGACGAAAGCCGCTTTTCGAACCCTTGTCGGAAATAGTGACGTCGGCCTCGCTTCTGTTCGGGTAATCGTCCCGAGTCCGTCAAAGAGATAAGCCATGCGGAGATGGTTATTTCTCATCACTGTTGGGATTTTTCTAGGTATCGCGGTTAACTGCCGCGCGGATGACGGATCGATTTATTACCTTTCCTTTCGGACGCTCCGTATGATACCCGGAGAACGTGTATCGAAATTCGAACTCCACGTGCACTCGGCAATGATCGTCGGGTTTCGCAGCATACCGGTTGGATGGCGGATCAATATCGACAATGACCCTTCGTGGTCAACGGAAGTCTCCGGCATCGCGGTGGTCGGAGCAGCTGATCTGGAACCCTCGGCGTTGCGGCCGTGGTTTTTGTCGCTGCTTCCCGAACCGAGCGATCGATCGGAACGAATGACGGAGATCAATATAAACGGTTCCGTCACGCTTTCGAACCGCGACAAGACTCGCGTCGTCGAGATAACGAACCGCGACGTCACCTTGCAACCCTCGCGGCCCTAGAAGATGAAGAGATTTCCAATGAGCTGATCTGCCGCGCAACCCGCGCCCGCACAAGGCCTACGGCTTTGGTCCGGTCGAGCAGATCATCATGACCGTCAACATCGCGCTGCGGCGGCAGGCGATGCAGCTGCAGCACTTCACCGAGGGCAATGTGCCGCCCGGCCTGTTGAATGCGCCGGACGGGTAGAATGTCGAGCAAATCCGGCAATTCCAGGAATGGTTCGATAGCGTGCTCGCCGGCAACACCGGCGCTCGCTCGCATCTCGTGTGGGCGCCGAGCGGGACAAAGTACCAGGCGTTCAAAGAGGCGCCCTACAAGGACGAGTTCGACGAGTGGCTGGCACGCATCGTGTGCTACGCCTTCTCGCTGCCGCCGACCGCGTTCACCCGCCAGGTCAATCGCGCCACCGCCGACACGGCGCAGGAGGCCGCGCTGGCCGAAGGGCTGGCACCGCTGATGGGCTGGGTCAAGCGGCTTGTCGACCATGTCATCCAAGACCGCATGGGCCATTGCGACCTCGAATTCGCCTGGGTCGACCTGCGCCCGGCCGATCCGGCCGAGCAGGCGAAGATGCTCGACATCTACGTCCGGGACGCGATCTACACCGTGAACGAGGCGCGCAACGTGCTCGGCTTTGATCCCATCGCCGGCGGCGAAGTGGCGATGGTCTATGGCCGCGACGGACCGGTCCCGCTCGCCGCGTCGGCGCGGCGAGGGTCGCAGCAACCATGAAGGCCAGCAACTTCAGGTGACGTTGAATTGGGCGCGCACCCGCCCTCCGCACGCCCGTGAATGTCTCGACAACTGACGGTAACACCGCATGACCTTCTCCCCACGCCGCCCCCGGGCGGCTTTTTTACTGACGGCGCTAATCGCGGGTGCGAGCCTCCCAATGGGGTCGCTCCTGGGTCTTGGCGGCAGCGCGCGGGCGCAGAGTAAATCGGTCGAGGTGCCGGCGTACCGCCAGCTCGGCGCCAGCGAAGCAATGGCCTCGCCCGGCCAGAGCGGCGCCGATTACAGCGCCAACGTCCCCTCGCTTGCCGGGCTGACGCTGCTCGCCACAATTCCGGCGCCCGCTACCCCGCGGCTCGGTTATTTCATCGAGGCACAATGCACCGCCGGCCTTGTGGTAGCGCTGGACGATCAAGG